AAACAGGTTCGCCAGCTTCATTTATTTTTACGAATAATTCTTTATCATCCCAAATACGTCTTCTAATCTTAACCCCGTTTCGGAACGCGGGCAGCAGTTCTTCTAAATATGCCATCAATTTTCTCCCTTCATACAAAATATACCACATTCAACATAACAATCTTTAGGCTTACGCCCTTTCACATCCGGGCTTAGCTCATCTAAGAAAATATGTCTTTCATACCCCTCAGGGGGATTTTTCTTAATCCCTAAATCGACTAATCGACACCCTAAACGTCTTGATTGTTCAGCCCGTCTTTTGAATATTTCTGGGAAATGTTTACGGACTAAATTCCAATACCACGCAGAGCCTGATTTTACGCATCCAACACAGTTGGCGTTTGGAAACTCGTATTTAGTATATATTTCCGGCAATTTTATTCCCAGTTGCTCGATTTCGGCAAAGCATCTTTGCTTATCATAACCATTATCAATAAGCGGACACTCAAGGTTATATCCTTTATTTTTGGGATTTCTCCGAAATCTTGCCGCCCGGTTCTCCTCGCCCTTTGTGTACCCCATTATGATAATATCAGTTTTTTTGTTAAAATTATTTTGCCGCTCCCACTCTATTCTTGCCATTTGTTTTAGTTCTAGCGTGCAGGGAGCAAAACCACTTGCGTTGCTCATAAAGCTGTATTCTTCAAAGACCTTTTCAATATCGCAATGCTTAAAACAAGGATTAACAGCTTTTTCAATTTTCACCCCTAACATTTTTTCGCAATCATTGAGAAAGCGAATGTTGTCGGCGTGTTCGTTTGTAACTGGATTATTGACAACACGCACGTTCTCTTTTCCATATTTATTAATAGCAAGTTTGGCAGCTATTGCGCTTGCGGCGCCGCATGAAAAATAACAAACAATCATTTCTCACCGTCCGAAAACTTATTGGTTGTTCCAGGTTTTATCCAGGTGGGCGCGTTCGGCCGCGCAAAGGGTTTGATAGACGGCTTTCATGCAATTCAGTTCATAGTCAGCAACTGCCTGATCAATTTTTCCACGGGCAACCATGGAGGGATAACATCTTTCCCTCATGCGAATTTCGCGAATGACGCACTGGATTTGATTGCTTATTTTGTTATAATTCGGGGTTGTTTTTTTCATTTTATGATCTCCGTTGCAGCGGGAATTCTAGCCCAAAATTTTATGTTGCGCGTATCGGCAAACTCAGCTCCGGTCCAAGTGCTGACATCGTAGTTATAAGGCGGAATGCCGTTGTTAATGCGTTCATTCGCAAATTTGCTGCGATAAAAACGCGGATTGGGGTAGGCAATCAGAAAGGTTTTCCAGCGTTCAATTTCGGTTGGTTGCTGTGCCGGATATTGATGCCAAAAGAGATGTTCCTTGCGAGGGGATGCTCCGGCCGAGCCAGAGCAGGACAGAAAAGAGGGTGTCCCCGGCGCGATGCGATTAATCATTCGTTTTCCTCCTTGATGAATGTTTTTTTATAGATGATGTCCAGCTCTTTAAAGCCGGGATTCATTTTTGACTGCTCCAAAATTTGACGGATGGTTTGCAAATTTTCGATGGCTTTTGAATTGGTGTCCATGTTTGCTCCTTATGTTGTTGCATTGCTGTGCAATCGGTTTGTGGATCCCCGAGGCGGCAGTTCCTGTGGGGACTGCCCTCGAGGATGACGCGGGAGGGGTTACCTCATATATTGGATTAATGTATAAAGCGGCAGAAAAGTGATGCTGAAGCCGCAGAAACCGGCGGTTAGTTGATCAATTATGTTGATGTAATGATCGATAAGTTTTAACTCGGTTGTGTCGTATAAATATATATTTTCAGACATCATGCTTTTTTGCCTAAAATAGTTGAATCGATAAAGTTACAAAGCTAGAACCGGACGAACGTAGCTGCTGGTGATCTTATAGTTGTAGCTCCTGTAACCGCCATCCATGTACAATGTCCACGCATTGTAACTATCATACTCGGTAGAGGACCAATACCAGCTCTCTTTTAACTCCGGCAGATTGGCTGCTTTTAAAGCAGCATTGATTTTGTCTTTATTCAGATAGATGCCGGTTAGTTCATCAATAGTCGGGCAGCGGCCGCCCTCAGCTTGGCAAAACTGTTGTGCTCCGTCAAAATTAAGCCTTTCCTCGCTCTCAACCGGCATAATACCGATTTCGTGTGTGTCAGTAACATTGCACAATATGCCGGCAATCGTTTTAGACTGCTCGAGTTCTTCCGAGCGTGTCCCGTCGGTGTAAATGTATGATCCTGTTTTCATCTCTTCTCCTTTTTGATTGGTTTGTATTCGTTTTGTGCATATAATTATTCATTTTATGTATAAAGTCAATACTAAAAATGAAATGATATACGTAAATATTATACGTTAAAGGGAAAGAGTATAAAAAAACCGCCCTAAAATAGGCGGTTGAAAAGGAAATATCCTTATCTGAAGTTGTTATTGCTACTAAAGCTGTATGTTATTGTTTGACAATTAAAATTAACAAAAGGATAGCAATTATTTGTAACCACGAACGTAGGCTGTTCAAATTGTCGTTGATGTCTTGCAAAGTGTATAATGAGTTTATGAAAGATTTAGAGCTTTCAATACAATAGCGTTTGTAAAAACTATATCCTGATTGGGATAAATCGCCAATGATGTATTTGTCTGTATAGTTGGTCGCTGCAGTATCATTCAATAAATATTGATTTTTCTTGCTCATTTTTACTGTCCTTTCCTGTGGTGTAAAAAACATGGGGTTGATTTTCGCGGGTAAAGTGATGTCCATATATATGGAAGGGGTCGTTATACCAAAACAGCTCCGTACGGAGTATGCAGAGCTCGACAAGGGAGGTAGGTCGGTGGGCTTCTTTTTATTTAAAATTCCAGATGTCTAATTTTTTTATCCTACCTTTTCGGTTTTAAGAATATAGATGACCCGGCCGAGAATAATAACGTCTTTAAGATTGGCGTTTTCGGGATTATAGACAGGATTATCTGATTTGATGATAATAGTGTCGGGGGTGATAGATCCTTGCAGGCGTTTAACAGCCAAGCCGGTTGAGAGTTGCAAAAGGTAAATGCCGTCAGAATCAGGAGATTTGCGGGAAATGTCGGCAAGAATCCAATCGCCGTCTTTTAAGGTTGGTTCCATGGAGTCGCCGGAGACACGCAGCATTTTGATATTGTCCGGGGTTGTGGCAAGAGGAATAGCGCGGAAATCAGCCTGCGAGATAATCCAATGACCGGTAATATCTTCGGCTAAGATTTCATTGCCGCTGCCGCAGCAGGCGGTGGCGCTGATGATGTCGATTTGAACAGTCCCGGTGGAGTTGTTTTTGGCGAATAATCCTTCGAGAATGTTTAATTTATTAGGAACGGGTATAAGGGTTGATTTGCCCGAGTTGTAAGCGGTTAGTTGGCCAAGATCTATTTGGAAAAAATTAGCTATATCGTATAATTTGCTAACAGGGATGTCTCTTTTATCTGAAAGAAGTTCAGAAACGCGAGCTTGATTCCACTTTATCTTTTGAGCAAAATCATTTTGGCTTATTTTGCGCTGATTTAATAAGTCATTAATCCATTTCCATTTGCTCATTTCCTATCCTTTCATACATAATATGTATGGTATCATATTTTTTTTGTTTGTAAAATACATAAAATGAATTGACATTATTCGTTTTATGTATATTTTGAAGTTGGAGGTACGAATGAATGTTGCAGAAATTGTAAAAAAATTTGGTGGAGTATGTGCCATGGCTCGGATTTTAAAATTGAAATATCCAAGTATTATTCAAGGGTGGAAAAATAGAAATCGCATTCCTGAGTGGCGTTGGAGTTCTATTTTGCAGGCGGCAAAAGACAATCAGATAAATTTAACCGATGAAACGGGGAAATGAATGTCTAACGCTCAGTATAAACTTGTTGGCCGCAAGGTTGAGGATATGAGGCAGAAGGATGATTTTTATCCGACGCCTGAATATGTGACAAACATTTTGTTAAAAAATTATCATTTTGATGGGATGATTTGGGAATGTGCCTGTGGTGATGGCCGAATGTCGGAGGTGTTGAAGAAACACGGTTATCATGTTGTTTCAACTGATTTGATTGACAGGGGCTATTATGACCGCATGCCGAAAGCAATAGATTTTTTACTTGAAAATACCAAGGCTGAAAATATTGTCACTAATCCGCCCTTTAATCTTGCGTATGAGTTTATTGTGCAAGGTTTACGCTTGGCAGATAAATGTTTGGCTCTTCTTTTGCCTATCCGTTATCTGACAGGTAAAGCGCGTGTTAGTCTTTATAAAGATAATCCTCCATCTAAGATTATAGTTATTCCAAACAAGGTTGATTTTGTCGGAAATGGCAATCCAGTGATGGAATTTGCTTGGTTTGTTTGGGATCGAAGAAAAAGGATGGTACGGAGATTGTGTGGGCAGATTATTTTAATGAAAGGGAAAGACAATGAAAACAGGTGAGTTTGCTTATTGGGACGGAACAATCGACGCTAAATTTGATAAAAAAAGGCCGTTAAAGGGGATTGTTGTGGTGGAGGATGACTGTCACGCGTTTTTAGTGCTTCCGAAAGAGATAAAAGAGGTTGATTGGTGGGACGGTAAACGCAAATGTGAAGAACAGTTTGCGCAAATGCCTAATCTGCGGCAGCTTGAGGCAATTCACAAGAATAAAGAAGTTTTGAACAAAGCCTTTATTGCGGCAGGTGGTGAAGCTTTGGATGATGAAGCTTACTACTGGTCCTCTACCGAGTATACTAGTACCAGTGCGTGGAAGTTGTACATGGGTTACGGTTACAGGTACGACTACGGTAAGAGCAACTACCTCTACGTTCGTCCGGTTCTAGCTTTTTAACTTTATCGATTCATCGATTCAGCGGTGGGCGGTCGGAAACAGTAAACAGTTTTAGTTATGAGGATGAAAAAATGGAAACAGAGCCGAAAATGGACATTGTTAAAGAGGCTGATCAGTCTGAGAAAAATAAAAATGTGCAGGTTAATCATGATATGCAGAAAATCGGCAAAAAAATAGCAACTTCGGAAACAAAACCGGCTGAGGTTGGCGGTATTGCCGTAGATAGACTGCGTTCCCTGATTGAAAGAATTGAACGTCTGGAAGAAGAAAAAGCGGCAATTGCATCAGATATTCGTGATATTTTTGCCGAGGCTAAGAGTGCCGGATTTGACGTTAAGATTATGCGGATGATTCTTAAATTGCGTAAAATGAACGCCGCTGACCGCGATGAGCAGGAAATTCTTTTGGAGACTTATGCCAAAGCCTTGGATATGTAGTTAAAGCAGGGTGAGGGTATGATGATAAAGGGAGTAGATTGCCCGATCAAGTCGGGCAATGACGAAAAGGGAAAGTTGCAGCCGGCGGACGGGCGCCGTCTGCGGGTGAGGCATAATGGAGCAACGCGCCGGTAGCACCGGAGGCACATCGAGCCGATGAGGCAGAAAGGGCAGGGAGATGACAATGAACGCTCCCGCCGTGCGGGACCGGCGCGGTCTGCGGGGAGGACTAGGCTATGGCCAGAAAAAAGAAAAATATTGTTAAAGTTGGGTTTGTTTTGCCTTATTCCATCTGGGACGGGCTGAAAAGCCAGCCGGCAGACATCATTCGCGAGGCGATAGATATATGTGTCGAGTATGACAGACATTGGCTGGAAGACAATGAAAGCACCACCGCTGCGCGTCTGCAAAAAAGCAATCCGGCCGCGGCTGTGGTGTTTTCTTTTGCGCGGCCGCTGATTGATGCCAATAACCGCCGTTATTATGAGCGGTTACAGCCGCACCGAGCCGGTGAGGCGATAAATGACAGTAAAGAGATTGCCCGATCAAGTCGGGCAATGACGGAAAGGGAAAGTCGGGCAATGACAGGAAAGGGAAAGCCGGGCGATGACAGTGAACGCTCAGCCGGTGGCACCGGAGGCGGCCTCAGCGAGGCAGACGAGCAGGGAGACATTGATGACAGCATACCTTATTAGCATAAATGTGTTGTGGCGGGGATTCCGGGGAACGGATCCGCCAGCGGGTTAGATTAAACAGGTACTAAGGAGCAACGCGGGGATGGGCAGTGAGATGACAGTGAACGCTCAGCCCGCGGCTGCGGGACCGGCGCGGTATGCGGGAATAGGTTGGCGGTGGCTTTGGCAGATGCCCTGAGCGCACTGTTTGGACACAGAGAGCCGCCGACAGTGAAGTAAGGAAGCGTTAAAGGAAGTTTTAAAAATAGGTCGGCATGACGAGCGAAAGCTCCGAGAATCGAGCCGTTAACGCGGAATGAATGCTGATTAAGAGGCTTGAGAGCTAAGCGCAATCAGGCAAGGAACAGTATAACAAAATTTAAAAACGGCGAAAAATCAAAAAGAAAAAGAACCAAAAAGAAAATAAAAATAATAAATTATTTTTTTGGTTGAGACGGGAGAGGTGAGGTTTGGAGAGGAGAGGGGAAAGATTGGAACGGATAAAGGGAACTCAGAAAGCGATGCTTTCTTTCGTATGGATTGGATAAGTTAAGGTTTGGAGGAGTTTGGAATGGTTAAGTCTGGTGTTGATAAGTCTGTGGATAACTTTTTGACGGGGCAAAAAGTTAGTTGTCGGGCGCCGACTGCGCGGCAGCGGCGCGGTGTTTCCGGCGGAGGGTGCGCCGGAAACAAGCTCGGCAAGGATGTCAATGCGGCGGCTGCGGTGCCGGAAGACGAGCGCTATTTGCCGGCTTCGCCTGATTTGGTGCGGCTGGATGCTGGGACGAACGTCGTCTGCGGCCCGAGCGTCGGGAGCGCGTTTTATCGCTTGTCGGCTTTGGAGCGGGCGGCTTTGGGGTTTGATGACGAGGCGGCTTACAAACAGCGGAAATTGTCGGTTTTGGAACAGTATTTTTTGCTCGGCGTGCTTGATGACGAAAAAAGTCGTTATTCCGCTTATGACCGTTTGAAAGCCGGGCGCAGGTTGTGGACGGATTTTTCGATCGGCAATCCGAGCGGGGCAAGGGTGCCGGATATTGCAAAAGTGAGGGTGGACGGCAGTGTGCGGCCGGATGCCGAAAATGTGGCAGATCATTGGGGCCGTTATTTGCGGGCGCAGGCTGCGGTGTCGGACTGGTTTTGGCCGGTAGTGCGGCTGGTGTGTGTGGATAATGAGCCGATTAGAGCGGAAGCTTCGTATGTGATGACAAGGGTGCGAAAAGCGCATGAGGTTCATGCCGACAAGCGAGATTTGCGCCGCGGTTTGGAGGAATTGATAAATTTTTATAAGCAAGGTGCTTGATATATTCTAAGGTGTGCTTATTTATTAGTCCAGCACACGAAAGGAGGTACTATGGATTTTATTCAATTTTACGAAATGTTTTTTTTCTTAGCAAACATATATGTTATGCAAAAACAGAGCCGTCCGGTTCCGGTTATTTTTTTGGGCATGATGCTGGAACTTCCGCCGTTGGGACGTATTATGAACGTGTGGTAAAAAAAGTGCTTGACAGCAGGCAGCCTGCTTTGCTATAAAAAAGGTATCGTGAAAGAGTGTGTTCAAAAGAACGCGCTCTTTTTTGTTCCCGCTCTGCTGTAAGTATCGGGCTTTGCTGACTCGTGATGAGTGACCGCTTTGTGTGAACAAGGCGGTTTTTTTATGCGAAATTATCAATTTGGCAGGGTTTTCTTACTCGAAAATATGCGCGCGATAAGAATTTATAAAGCGAAATGCCTTGAAAATTAAGGCTTTCAGAGGATTGTTAAACGGCTGTTAAAGGGCTGAAAATGGCAAAAACAAAAGAAGAATATTTGGCAGACTTCAAAAAATGGGGGTTGCTGGGCGGTCGGCCGCGGGCTTTTAAGTCGCCGAGGCATCTGGCTGAGCAGATAGCCGCTTTTTTGGAGAAGGCTGAGAGCCGGATGGTTGATGTCGTGACTAAAACCGGAGTGGTTCAAGCTAATGTTCCGTTGCCAATTAGTGAAGACGAGTTTTGTGCGTTTTGCGGGATTACCAAAACAACTTTTCATGCTTATGCCAAAAAACCGGAGTTTGCTCCGCTGATTGATTTTTACAAGACAAAAGTTGAGGCTTACTGGGTTCGGCAATGTGGCGACGGGAAGCCGGGGAACAAAGCTGATTTTATTCTTAAAAATGCTTTTGGCGATGATTGGAAAGAAAAAAGCGATGTCAATATGAACGGTTTGAATGTTATTATAAAAAAATACGACTGGGAAAAAGATGACTGAAATTTGCATCCCAAATGACTGGAATCCACGAGAGTATCAACGTCCATTATGGCAATATCTGTGTTCTGGCGGAAAAAGAGCCGTTGCAATCTGGCATCGCCGAGCCGGAAAGGACAGTTTGTCGCTAAACTGGACAGCTAAGGCCATGTTGCAGCGGGTTGGCGTTTATTGGCATATGCTGCCGTTGAATAATCAGGCCCGCAAAGTTGTATGGGATGCGATTGATAAACAGGGTCGCCGGGTTATCGATCAGGTTTTTCCTGTTCCGTTGCGGAAATCGGTTAATGCAACCGAAATGAAGATTGAACTGTGGAACGGGAGCATCTGGCAATGTGTCGGTTCGGATAATTATGATGCTTATGTTGGTTCAAACCCTGTCGGTGTTGTTTTTTCCGAATATTCGGTGGGCGATCCGGCGGCATGGGACTTTATCCGCCCAATTTTAGCAGAAAACGGCGGCTGGGCATTGTTTATTTATACGCCGCGAGGGAAAAACCATGGTTTTGAACTTTATAACAATGCTATAGCTGCCGGTTGGTTTGTTCAGCGGTTGACGGTGGAAGATACCGGTGCAATTTCTTTGGATATTGTTGATGATGAACGGCGGGCAGGTATGAGTGAGGCCATGATTCAACAGGAATTTTATTGTTCTTTTGAGGCGATGGATGATGAAAACAATAAGCTGTTTAAATATGATTTGGTGACGGAAGCTGCCAAGCCTAAAATGGATGGAAGTACATCGCCTTTAGTTTTTGGTGTTGATATCGCCAGAAAAGGCGATGACCGAACGGAGATTTGCGGGCGTCGCGGGCGGTTGGTGCAGGATTTTATTGAGATGAAGGGTTATGACACGGTTGCCGTTGCTGACAGACTGACCGCTCTTATTCATGATAGGCAGCCGGCCAGAATTTTTCTTGATTTGGGCAATACCGGTGCCGGTGTCTATGATATCCTGATTTCTCGCGGGTATGGTGAAATCGTCAAGGGCGTCAATTTTGGTGGAAAAGCTATTAAATCAGATCGTTATTATAACAAACGTGCTGAGATGTATGGTGAGGCTGCAAGATGGTTTGAAGCTGATTTGCCGGTACAGATACCAGATGATGATATATTTATCAATGAACTGTTTGCTATACCGCTTGGTTATGACGAATATGGACGGTTGAAACTGGCCAAGAAAGAGGATATTCGTGAGATTTTAGGGCGTTCGCCAGATAAGGCGGACGCTTTTGTTTTAACGTTTGCCGAGCCGGTTTATGACACCGGGAAACCGAAGCTCTACGGCAACGGTTATGTCACTTTTGACGATTTGTTTAACGATGCAGGAAAGGGAACTATGGAATGGTAAAAGCTGTATTGGACAGGGTGTTTATTCGTTTAGACGCCAAAGAGAAGACAACGTCCGGCGGGATTATTCTGACCGACAGTCACGAGGGCGAGCAGACAATCGGGACTGTTGAGGCTCTCGGACCGGATGTTACATCAGTCAAAGTCGGGGACAGAGTGCTGTTCCATGTGTTTGACGAATTGCCGAGCTATGATCCTGAGGTGGTTGTGGTGCGGGAAAGCTCGCTTTTGGGTGTTTTTACTGATGAGGATTAAGAATGGAAGCGGAAGACGAGAAAGCAATGTCAGAAGCCGAAAAGGTTAAACAGTGGCATGAACGAATTATAAAGGCTGAAAAGGAGTATGAACCGTTTCACGATTTGATCAAAGAAACGCGGGAATATTACAAAAATGAGAGCAAAAAAAACAAGCATAGTATTTTTTGGGCTTCCGTAGAGACGATGAAGCCTTTTTTATATTTCAAGCAGCCGCGGCCTTATGTGGACCGTAAGGAAAAAACATCCGATCCGGCGGAAATGGTTGCCTGCAAGATTATTGAAAAGGCTTTAGCCTGGGATTTGGCGCAGTTTGATTTTGACTCGGTGATTAAATATGTGCGGAACGACTTTCTGATTTCCGGCATGGGGCTGGCCGAAGAAAAATATGAGGCGGAATTTGAGGATATTGTCGAGAACGGCGATTTGCTGCCGCTGAAAAAGTCAGAAAAAGTGGTGACCTCGTATATTGATCCGGTTGATTTTATTGCCGATGTCGAAAAAGTGGGAATCTGGGAGGATGTGACCTGGGTTGCCCGCAAAATATGGATGACCAAGCAGGAAGTGATTGACGCTTTCGGCGAGGAGGTCAAAGACCTTATTGTTGAGCCGGGCGAAAAGGAATATCAGGGCAAAGATACGCTGGTTTATAAAATCTGGGATAAAAAGACTTCCCGCATTTATTGGCTGTCTAAAGAATGCAAGACCGATTTTCTGAAGGTCAGCGACGATCTGCTGAAACTTAACGGATTTTTTCCGATGCCGAAGCCGATTTTTGCAACGCAGGCCAACGACAGCCTTATTCCGGTGCCGGATTATCGGGAAATCAGAGCTTTGCTCAAAGAAATGGACGGTTTGACCGAGCGGATGCGTTTGACAATGAAGGCTTTGAAAGTCAGCGGTGCTTATGACAAAGCTTTCCCCGAGCTGGCTAATATTCTGGACAAAGAAGTGACGCTGGTGGCCGTTTCTGACTTTCAGAAGCTTAAAGATGCCGGCGGAATTGCCGGAATTATCGATTTTGCACCGATTAAACAATATATCGACGTTTTGAGTTCTTTAGCGCAGCGCCGGGCAGAGATTAAAGCCGAATTGTTTGAAATTACCGGCGTATCTGACATTATGCGCGGCAATTCAGACCCGCGGGAGACGGCGCAGGCGGTGAAGCAAAAGACTAATTTTGGCAGTTTGCGCAATCAGGACCGGCAGAACGATATGCAGCGGTTTATCTGCGATTTGTTCAAAATTAAAGCGGAAATTATCTGCGAAAGGTTTGATGCCGAGACTTTGGCCGCGTTTGTTCCGAATACGCAGCCGAAGGTTTTAATGCAGGCTGTCGAGCTGCTGAAGACGCAAAAGCTGCGCGGCATGGCGCTTGGGATTGAGACCGACACCGTCTTTAATCAGGATGCCGAGGCCGAAAAGGCTTTAAGTGCGGTGAAGACGATTAACGAAATGATTAACACTGCGTTTCAGGCGGTTTCGGCTCAGCCGCTGCTTTTGCCGGTGTATAAGCAAATGATTATGTCGATAGTGGCAACGCTGCCGAATGCCAGACAGTTTGAGGCCGTGATTGACGATGCTTTGAACAAGATTGCGCAGCAGCTGAGCCAGCCGAAACAGCCGCAGCCTAATCCGCAGTTAATGGCAGTTCAAAATCAGGCAACCAAAAATCAGCAGGAATTTGCGATTAAAAAAGAGCAAAACCAGCTGAAAGGTCAGGAACTGGCTTTGAAAAAACAGGCGGAGGACAACAAGATTGCTATGCAAAACAAAGAGGCCGAGATGCAGTTTGCCTTAAAGCAAGAGCAGCTGGCAGCAGGGCGCAATGTTACGGCCAATATTTCAACCGGATATGTGAAAGGGTTTTGATGTCTAATATTAACAGGCAATGGACGGACGAAATCGTTTTGCCCGATGGGTCGGTTGCGTCCTCAAGTGCGGATGTCGAAAAGTATTTAAGAGCCAATCAATTGGCTCTTGCAGGAGATTACACGGACGAATATCGGCGAAATGTTCGGCTGCGTAATGAAAAAGCCCAAAGAGATGACCTTTGGGCTGAATTTTTAAAAAATTACAAAAGGATGATTTGGAATGGATGACATTTTACAAGATCTGGCTGCTTCGGCAGAAATGCAAAGCCGGCCGGAAAACGAAAATAATATGACAGACGGAGAACAGAGTTCCGAGAATGCCTCAAGCGTTGACGAGTATCTGGACGCTCCGAAGTCATACAAAAAGGAATATGCTGAAAAGTTTAAGACCTTGGCGCCCGAGTGGCGGAAATATCTGACTGAGCGGGAAAAGGAGACTGAACGCGGATTCAGCGATTTCGGCAACAAATTAAACGGCTATAAGTGGGTTGACAGCGTTTTTCAGCCCCGGTCGGAACGGTTAAGCAAATCAGGCATCAGTCAGCCGCAGCAGTATTTTGAAGCTTTGGCGAAAATTGACGATGCGATTAACCAGGACCCGCGCGGGACGATTAAGACGTTGATTGAGGCTTACGGCGTTAATTTGGCCGATGACAACAACAGTGAGCAAAATCAGCTTCAGCAAAAAATAAGCCGGTTAGAGCAAGGGTTTAATTCTTTGAACGGTTTTCTGGCCAATCAGCGGCAGGCAGAACTTCGGTCAACCATTGAGAGTTTTATCTCAGCCAAGGACGAAGCCGGGAATCCGGTTCATCCGCATTTTGACAAAGTTAAGGTGGTGATGGGGCAGCTGATGAAAAGCGGTGCGGCGGCAAACATTCAGGATGCCTATGACAAAGCCGTTTGGCTTGACCCGGAAATCAGAGGACAGCTGATGGCGGAAAAAAATGACAAAGCCTTGAAAAGCAAGGTTGCGGAAGCCGCCATTGCCAAAGAAGCGGGATTTGACCCCAAAAGCAAAGCGGTCGGCACCAAGCCGGAGCTTTCGCTGGAGGAGGAACTGGCGCAGAAGTTTGATGCTCTGTAACATAAACAGATTTTTTTAAGGAGAAAGAAGGATGGCAAGTCCTAACAGTAATTACGACGACATTTTTACCACGACGCTGGAAAGCCGTACTGGTAAACTTGCCGATAACGTGTCTAAAAACAATGCTCTGTTGAACCGTTTGAAGGCAAAAAACAAAATCCGCCCGATTTCCGGCGGTTCCAAAATTGTGGAAGAGCTGGAATACGGCGAAGGGGATATGGTGTGGTATAATGGCTATGATGCCATTAACTATTCGCCCAAGCAGCTGTTTACCGCCGCGGAATATCAGATAAAGCTGTGTGCGGTGCCGGTAGCGATTTCAGGCGAAGACATGCTGAAGAACTCCGGCAGAGAGCAGATGATTGACCTATTTGCCAAACGTATCAGCAATGCGGAGAAAACCATGCTGAATCAGATGTCGGCAGCGGTTTACGGTGACGGAACGGCATCATCCGGCAAAGCAATCGGCGGTTTGAAACTGCTGGTGGCCGATTCCTCAGCAACCGGTACCGTCGGCGGAATTAACCGCGCGACGTCCGGCAATGAATTCTGGCGCAACCAGGCAACTACGGCCGCGGCGGCTTTGACCAAAGACACAATCCGTGCCGAAATGGACAAGATGTTTTTGGCTCTTTCGCGCGGAACCGACAAGCCGGATCTGATTGTGGCCGACGACCACATGTATTCGCTGTATGAGCAGAGTTTGACTCCGTTGCAGCGTTTCAGCGATCCGAAACTGGCGGATGCTGGGTTCCAAACGCTGAAATTCAAAGGCGTTGACGTTATTTATGACGGCGGCCAAGGCGGCAATTGCCCGGAGAAGCACATGTACTTCCTGAACACCGATTACATTTATCTGCGGCCGCATAAAGACCGCAATATGAAAGTTATCGGCGGCAACCGCATGGCAATTAATCAGGATGCTCTTTACCGCATTCTCGGCTGGGCCGGCAACATGACAATGTCTAATGCCAAACTGCAAGGCGTGCTGATTGATCACAGCGGCGATTAATTATTATTTTTAACCGGGAGAGGGTGCAAGCCCTCTCTCTTTTTTCATGATTAAAAAAGAGGATTTTATAATGGACGCAGATTTTTCAATGTTTCAGGATTTGTTGAACAATTCAAAAGGAGAAGAAGGGGTTGCAGCCCGCTTTTATGACCGCTCGGTTAAAACAAGCAAAATCGATGACAACGGGATGCCGGTGTTTGAAAACGTAACTTATGTGGAAATTCGCATGAAAGACAACAACACTGATGTTTATGACCAGCCGGCTGACAAAGAAAAAATCCGGCGTTTTCCTTTGGAATATCAGCGTTATCAGCTGGAACGCAAGCAAATTAAAGACGGAACGCCGCTCAATCAGTTTGCTTTTTTGGACGCAGCGCAAATTGACACCCTGAAAGTTCGCGGCATCTTTACCGTTGAGGCCCTGGCCGAGCTGCCGGAAGAAAAAGCGGTGCAGCTTAATGTGGTCAGGGAACATGAACTGGCGGCTAAGTTTTTGGCCAACGCCAAAGACAACAAAGTGCTGTTGGAATGGCAGGAACAGGAAAAGGCCTATCAGGACGAAATTAAAAGATTGCAGGAAGAAATAGCCGCGCTGAAAGCGCACCCGGCGGGTGGGGCGCTGGCAGCGCCGGCGCCGGTAGCACCGGAGGCATCGGTAGCACCGTCGGCAAAACAGGAAACCACAAAAAAATAATGTTACCCCGGAGGGGAAGATGAAGTCGATTTTGGAAATTTGTCAGGAAGTGGCGGATATTGCCGCAACCAAGCGGCCGGAAGACTTGTTCAACCGCAATTCGCAGCATGAGGCTATCTGGCTGTCTGTGGCTAAAATGGAGCTGGACAGCCTGCTGCGTTTCGGCGACTGGCAGGAGCTGACCAAAGAAGGGATTTTGCGGACGGCCGGGAAAAAGACCAAGTATATTATGGGAAATGTTGTCCCGGATTTTTACAGCCTGCTGAATAATACCATTTATATTAAAGATACGCAGGAAAAAGTCATCGGTGCGATTACGCCGGAAGATTGGATGCGGGAAAAATATTTCTCCTGCCCCGGGATTGACTTAAAGTTTAAGCTGCAAAACGGCATGATTCATTTTCTGACGGTGCCGGCAGACGGTTTAAAAATCGTCTTTCAATACCGTTCAAACAATATTGTTATGGACGGGTCCACCTATGAAGAAAAAAGCGTTTTGAGCAAAAACAGCGACATTCCGCTGTTTGACGAGCATGTCATCAAGCTGGGTATTCTCTGGCGCTGGTATCGCCGCAACGGTTTGGACTATGCCGAAGAATTTAACGAGTATGAGCGGGAGCGCAAGCTTAAGTTCGGAACCGGGCTGGCGACAAAGGACATTAACCTGTCCGGCGGTTTCTTTGACCCGGTTGAGGCTGAAGTTGTTGTTAATCCGGCACGGGGAGACGCTTAGAGATGCAGCAGAGACAGACGCAACGGGGCAATAAATCGGTCAACTATACCCTGCCGGCTCCGGTCGGCGGGTTAAACGCCCGAGATTCGGTTGACAAAATGAATCAGGCTGATGCCATCGTGATGGACAACTATATTCCGATGGACACCAAAGTCGTTTTGCGGCGGGGATATGCGGAATATGTGCGGCTGAATGCGGCGGTTAAAACCCTGGCGGAATATAAAAAGCCCGGTGGGGACCGACTGATTGCCGTAGCCGGCGGCAAAGCCTGGAATATTACTTCAAAGGCGCATGTGACGCCGCTGTCACCGAGTTTCAAGGATAACGCCTGCCAGACGTTTCAATATAAAGACAGGTTGTTTTTTGTGAACGGCGCCGATACGCCTAAAGTGTTTTATGTGGATGAAAGCGGCGATGATGTTTTTGACGACTGGGGCTTTACGCATGAAAGTCTGGTGCCGGAGCGGATTATTAACGTAAGCGTTTCAAAGCAGTTCTTGTGGTTTGTCGAAAAGGACACGCTGAAAGCCTGGTATCCGAAAGTCGGCGGCAGTGTGGCCGGAGAATTGGTATATTTTGACCTTTCGGCGGTGGCTCGTTTCGGCGGCCGTCTGGTGGCCGTGTTAAACTGGACGCAGGACGGCGGGCAGGGAATTGACGATTTGACCGTCTTTTTGACCTCGGAAGGCGAAGCTTTGGTTTACGGCGGCTCGAATCCGAACAATGCGGAAGACTGGGCGCTGAAAGGAAGCTACAAAATCAGCAAGCCGATTGGCTGGCGCTGTGCGATGCAGTATCAGGGCGATGTGGTGATTATTACCGAAGACGGTTATATTCCGCTAGCCAAAGCGTTGCCGCTGGAACGAGCCAATGCCTCGCAAATTGCCTTCAGTGACAAAATCCGCGGGCTGGTGCTGGAACGCGCCAAAAGCAACCGGGACAAGGAGGGCTGGCAGTCAGTTATCTATGGTCGCGGCGGTTATGCGATTTTTAATGTTCCGGCCGCGAATCAGTTTGAGCAGCATGTTGTCAATTTGAACAACGGCGCCTGGTGCCGGTTTACCAATATCCGTGCTTTTTGTTGGGGATTGTTTCAGGACCGGGCTTATTTTGGTTCGGACACCAGCGTTTTTCTGTTTGACGAAGGTTATTCTGACAACGGAAGCCATATTTTGGGCGAAGTTCAGCAGGCTTTCACCAGTTTGGGAACGCCGAACTTGAAAAAAATACAGCTGCTTAACCCGCGCACCAAGTCTTCAACGCAATATGCACTGGTGATTTATACGAATATGGATTTTGAGGAGCGCAAAGTCGGTTATCAGGAGAATATCGGCAGTTCCGGCATGACTAAGTGGGACGTGGCGGAATGGAGCAGTTTGGATAATCCGATCGGCACCAAGTGGGCAACGCTGCGGGGCAAAATCCGCAGTCAATGGATTGCCAACTCGGCAACCGGCTTCAAAGCCAGCATTGTTTTCAAGACCAAAACCAGAGGCAATTTGATTGAATGGTATGACACGGGGGTTCGTTATGAGCAAGGCAGCGGCATTTTGTAACATTATCCCGGACAGGGACGGCGCGGTGGCAAGCTGGGTTTGTGCCGGTTTGGGCATTCGCCGCGACGAACTGGGCGCCTGCTTGGCTCTGGGGTTTGTTTTGAGAAAACGTCCAATTGGCGGGTTAATCTATCACGGGCTGCAAGACGGTTCGGTGTGGTGGACAATCTACACGGTGGATAAGCGCTGGTGTACGCGCAGAGCGTTGAGGGTGGCGTTTGGTTTGGCCTTTGACGCTTTGGGATGTCATCGGATTAATATTATTGTGAGCAAAAGCAATGCGAGAAGTCTGAAGCTGGTTAAAGGCCTCGGATTTGTTCAGGAGGGGCTATTACGGAAATATCGCGGTTCCGGCGAGGATTGCTATATTTTCGGGATGTTAAAATCAGAATGTAAATGGAGGATAAATAAATGAGTGGCGGGGGAGCCAGCGGGCGGATGAATGTGGGAACCGCGACGGCGTTAAATTATTTAAACGGTGTTGATACCAGCGATTTTGACGCGGTTAACAGCAATTTTCAGGATATTGCCAAGGCTTTGAGTGAAAACAGCAATCTGGGCAATTGGAACTGGTCGGTCGATGGATCGGATGAAGCCCGGCAGCGGGCAGAGGCGGCAGCTTTTCAATCTTATTTGGACAAGACGGCGCCGATTTACGAACAACAGACGGATGATTTGCAGACCCGACTGATTAATCAGGGACTGACGCCGGGAAGTGAAGCCTATCAGCGTGCCATGACGGATTTGCAAAACAATCAGAATGATGCAACCAATCAGGCGGCTTATAACGCGACTTTGGCCGGGCAGAATGCTTTTAGCCAATCGCTGAATGATCAGATAAATGCCGGAAACTTTGGTAATCAGGCGGTTTCGGGGGCGACGAACCAGGTTTGGAATCTGTTGTCAAACTCAATGAGCAGCTATGACAAGAATATGGCAATAGCTAATTTGCTGACCGGGTGGGATAATCAGCGTATGCAGGCTGATCAGGCGAATGCGGCGGCAAATAATCAGATGTGGAATAATGTTTTGAAGGCAGGTGCAACTGCTGCCGGAGCATATTTTGGCGGTCCAATGGGAGCTGCGGCAGCAAATAAAGCAGTAGGTAGTGCAACAGGGAGTAAATAAATGCAAAGAAGACAATTTAACAGCGATCAGGCAATTGTTAACACGATGAATCAGTTTAAACCGCAGGCGGTGAGCGGTATTGACTGGGCTAATGCGCTTGAAAACTATAATGACGCTTATAATGAAGCGCAGGATAAGCAAAAACAGCAAGATTTGGCTGATGCCTTGATAGGAGGAGATGAAAAGCAGATTAACAGTGCTATGGCGGCTTATGATCCAAAACTGGCTGCAAGTTATCTGTTGCAAAGTAAACGTTTGGATGCTGATTCTGTTAATAATGACTTGGACCGTCAAATAAAGCAGGCACAGTTGGCTAATTTGTTAAATCCGGTATCTAAACCCACGGATAAAATCCAGAATTATGAATATTTTTCTAAAATATTCGGACCGGATAAAGCTGCTTTGATGGTCAGCCCGGGAAGTGAGGCTATAGGTGGCGCTTTGGTTAATAGTTCGGGATTTGGAAACTGGGGAAAAGCAGGTCAAAAAGAAGCAGATAAAATTTTCGCCAAAGATTATGCAAATAATGAAATATCTTTGAGAAATAATGAAATCGGTATTGAAAACTTAAGAAATACTTATCGGCAAACAGTTGAAAACTTGCAAAAAGCTCAGTTAGGATATGGAAAAAGCGTATTAGCCGGCGCATTTGACAGACGCATACCTACGGAAATGTTAACACCTGAGGCGCAAAGATCCCGGCAGTGGTTACAATCCGGAGCTTTTTCTCAGACTTTGGACCAGGCTGAGAAACTATCCGGTCCTAAGTCTGATAATGATATCAAGTTCTTAAAGGGAATTGTTGCGGGTGATATTTCTGAATATACCCCGGCGCAAATTGAGGGAGCTTGGCAAAGGATTATTAAAAATGCGGAAGATGAAATAAAAAAACAGCGGGCAATTTCGGATTTGTATCGTAAAACGGGTTCTTCTTCTGAGCAAAATAGTGATCCATTGGGAATTTTGTAGGAGGGTTTTATGAATATTGCAGAAATCAGACAGAAATATCCGCAATATAATGATTTAAGCGATGAGCAATTGGCTAAGGGTTTACATCAAAAGTATTATGCAAATATGCCTTTTGACGATTTTTCGCAGAGGATTGGATTGTCAACAATTCCGCAGATTACGGATGAACAGCGAAAAATTATTCAGGACAGAAAAAAAGCCTATGAGGATAAACAAAAAAATGCTTCATTTGACTGGGGAACATTTGCTGAAGGATTTGCTGAGGGAGCACCTTTGGGTGCGGAAAAAGTTGCTGGTGCGGTCAGTTTAGGTATATATGGCAAATTAAACAAACTTTTAGGTGGTAATTTTCAGGAAAGATCCGATAAAATAGATTCTCTTGCTAAATCGGCTGATATTGAAGGATTAAATCGTACTGTAAATAAGTCTTTAGATGCGGCCGGAACTACTTTAGGCTTGGGAGTTGTTGGTAATCCTCTGAAAGCTGCCGGCTTGCTAGGCAAAGGACAGAGGTTGGCAAGCAAAGTGGCGAGAGCTGTTTTAGCTCCGGGAAAGGGAGCAGTGACGGCGGCGGCTTCCGGCGGTGCTTTGGAAGGGGCGGTGGATCCGGAAAGTACGGCCGGAAAAATTGCGGCAAATGTCGTCGGCGGTATGTTGGGCGGTACTGCAGCCAATGTAATAAAATTTACGCCAGCTTCTTTTATGAAGTTTCCATTTGTTAAGCCTGAATTTAATAAAAGTTATCAGACCTTAAAAGGCGGTTTGGAAAATATTGTTGAAAATAATGATGCTTTGCGTTTAGTACGCCGTGGCGCAACAATTGACGATGATATTGCTCAGGCAGTGACTCGTGATGCTACTGAGGCCGCCGACAATATTAACCGGAGATCCGTTAAGGCTTTGGCTGATGTTTTGGACGGCGTGGATGCCCGGACAAGATATAAAGATGTTCGGAAAGCTTATCAGACTTTTGTGGATGCAAACAAAGGTAAAAAAGTCAGGAGTTGGGAGAATCTGCCTAAACTAAACAATTTTCAGCAAAAGCAGTACAATAAGGCTTTGAAAGAAGGATTGGATATGGCTGATTATGGAACAAGAGAGGGAACTCTTGGACATATGTTGGAAGCCAGAGGATTGATTGATGATGCAATAAATAAGTCTTATATTCAGGAATTTCCGGGAAAAAAAGCAACAAAAAAAACAGTAAAATTAGTTGATTTGAAGGAAAAATTAGATCGTGTTCTGGCAAAAGACAGTGCCGTTAAAGGAAGTGACCGCAATTTTGAATTATATAAGCAGTTTGAAAATATGTATCAACGCGGTTTGCAATATCAGCCGGGTTCAGCCAAAAATGTTATGAATGAGATTTTATTGGAAGCCGGCGGGGATGCCGAAAAAGCAATGATGTCACGAATCGGCCTGCGCAAAGGACTGTTTGATAAAATGACAGTAAATGTGACACCGGAGCAAAATTTTTCCAAAACAGCTAAAAATTATCAGAATGTGTTAAAAGAGGTTGATTATGAGCCGGATTACAAAGACTTGATTGATAAGTTATCTAAAAATGAAAATGCTTACAGCCGTTTGGCAAGTTTGGCGAACCGGGCAGAAAACAAGTTGGTTACGCCGGAGGGAACGCGTTTCTTCGGGCGGGAACAATTGGAAAGCGGCGGAGCGGCAAAGGGTGCGATTTTGGACTATATCCTTGGGCGGCTAAACAGCGGATATTATAAAGATGCTGCGCAGCGGTTATTGAACAGTAACGGGGAAGCCGTGGATATTTTGACTTCACCGCTTTATCAGCAGGTTATCGGAAATATTTTGACCGGAAGCGTTAAAGGCGGTGGCAATAATATTCGTACAATACTGGCGCAGGATATTGCCAGAGAACTTTTGGGAGAAAACGATGGACAAGATAAAAAGTCTAAATGAGGCATTGGCAGATATGCTGATGCAGGAGGGACCTTTAACCGAGCATGAAATAGCAGAAAGAACAAGAAAACAATCTATTTTTGACCCGGGTGTTGTGGTTGAAACATATAATAATTTTAATCAATATAGCCCTTTAGGGCTAAATGATAAATACAAACATGCTATGTTGAATTGTTTGGCCGCTCAAAGAGGAACTGGAGGTTTGTTAGGAATAGATATTCTATCTAGACTTAAAGAAAAATATGATGTATTATCTGGAGGTAATACACAGAAAGAAAGTGATGAAGATATGACAGCCAATAAAATTGGCCGTTTTCTGGGATACAAATATCCAGAGGGAAATTGTGATGAAATGGTACAAAAATACATTCGAAAAAAGTAATATCAAGCAGTTTTTGACTTATAAATATTGTTGGAAGATTCTGCTAAGTCTTTTTTTGCTTTGGTTTGTGCCAACATGGATGATGTTTTGTTTTATCATCATTGCAGAATAATTGCAGCCCCGGAAACGGGGTATCCAGTTAATCTGGCTTGCAAGACCTCGCTCTTAAATGAGAAGGCAAAACGCGGAAAGGACGAAATAACAAGTCTCCCGCGTTTTTTTATGCCTGTTTTCTTCTTAATTGACTCTTTTGAGAGTAGAGGTTAATATTCTGCTATCTTTTGTTTTGACTGAGAGGAGCAGAGATGAAAAAGATTTTATTGCTATTAATAGCAGTGGTGGTTTTGGCTGCCGGAGCGGCGGAAGCCAAATATCAGCGCGGATATGTCCGCAAAAACGGGACGTATGTGTCCGGGCATTTTAAGACAAGTTCTGACGGGAGTAAGTTGAATAATTATAGCACCAAAGGGAATCGGAATCCCTACACCGGAAAAAAAGGTTATAAGAATCCGTATAAGGTCAAGAGCTATAAAATGCCGAAAGTCTATCGGGGAAGAAAATGATGTTTGGTGATAACAATGAAGATAATTTGACACAACGGAATATTATTTTTCGAGAAATTATAGAAAGAGATAAAAAAAATAAAGAAAAACAGAAAAATACTAATGCTCATTTGGAAGAAGTTACTATGTTGATGAGTGATTTCTCTTCTTTATTTAGTGAAATTGCTGATGAAAAATTTGGAGATGATGAAATTAAAAGGAATCACTATTTTCGTAATAATGGCATGAATATAGCTCCTGGGAGAATTTATACTAGTGATATGATAACTAGGGGAGAGTATCATAAGGAAGGTGATATATATAGACCTGTTGATTATACAGATCAACTTTTTGATCTTCAAAAAATGGGAGAAAAATACATAAAATTACCTGAAATACAGCATAATTATTTTGATTTTTTGTTTATTAATACGCATTGTTATTTGTTTGCGCAAATGGCTAGAAATATAAATGGTTTTAAATTGTCCTCTCCTCTTAATGGGTGGCGTTATAATTTTTGGAATATGATAACAGGAAATTATCTTTTGAGTCTATTCTTGGGTTATTTAACATCTGGTTTTGTTCTATTTCCCTTGTTGATATATCTATCAAGTATTTTAGATTTTGTTCCGGGAAAAATGATAGCGGTGTTTCTTTTATTTGTTAAAATAATTAGAGAAGTATGGTATTGGTTTAAAAATAATGTATTTAAAATAAGGTTTAGGCCTAAAGAAGTTTTTCTTAATTTAGTTGATATTTTGGATTATTTAAACTTCGGGGTGGTTGAGCCGTTAAAATTACAAAATATGATGGGGAAAGTAGAATTTCCTCCTTATATAAGCATTATAATATCGCGCTTAATTAAGGATAATCCAGAATTATTTGATACTAGGAATTTAGATTTGGCTAAGGTGTATAAATGGCAAGAGTAATTAATTGACTTTTAACTAATACAATATTATTATAAAAACAGAGCTAACAACTCTAACATATACGGTTACGCTCCCGTCAGATGCGTTTTTTTATGCCTGTTTTCTTCTTGATTGGTTGTAACGGGTTTTATCTGGGGAGTGCGACGAATATATTGAATAAGTCCGCACGTTATATGTCGTGTTGTTAGCTCCCCAGACCTAGCTGAACTAGGACTTTCTAACAAAAGGACATATATTAATGAATAATCTTGTAGAAATTTCAAAAGACAAACAAGTGGTTACGACATCAGTTCGGGTGGCCGAAGTTTTTGGCAAACAGCATAGTCATGTAATCCGGGCGATTAATAATATTATTGGTGATTTACGGGACTGTGAAGATTTAGGTCGCCCCAAGAATGGGGAGACCTTTAAAAACGGACAATCCAATTTTGGATTGTCCTCATATTTTGATAAACAAGGTAAGCAACAAAAGCAATATATTATAACTCGGGATGGTTTTACGCTGCTGGCAATGGGGTTCACTGGCTCAAAGGCATTAAAATTTAAGTTGCAATATATTCAGGCTTTTAATGCGATGGAAGCTAAACTTAAAGCGATTTACCCCTGCGGGGAAGTTAATGTGCGGGAGCATACCCGCTCTTTGCCGAGCGGTAAGAAAGAGATTGTGCTTTCTGAAAAAGCCAAGACCGAAATCGGCGGTATAGTTAAATCTTGCATGGCTGCGGCGTTTCGCGAAGAGCTTAATAATTTCTTGGAGGGGATGCCAAAAACGGAGGATTGGGAAGTGTCTGACAGTGAGCTTATTTTTTGGCTTCATCGCTGGCACGCAACCAAGAACAAAGCTGATACGCTTAAATTTCGTCAATTGACTTCTGAAAACCAAGACTTAAAAGCCAAATTGGCTAAAATTAAGCAAGCTGTTGCCTAGAAAAAAGCCCCGGAAACGGGGCTTTAGATGCTTTTTAATTGTCTTTTAACGCTTTTTGTGGTATATATAATCTATATCCGCTAGACTCGTAGGCGAGCATATATATGGGGGGTGCATTTTTTTTCGCATCCCCTCTTTCAATTTAGAGGAAAGAGGATGAAGACTATTTTATTAATTGATTTGTTAATAGATAGATGTTATATTAAATATGTAAACGGGCTATCTCTGAGGGGATAGCAGGGGGCTATAGGCCCCCATACTTTTTTGAGAATGAGATGAGAGTAAACCTTATTGACGATATTCTTTATGATAAGTTAGGACATATTGTGGCTTCACGTCCAGAAAAATGGAAATGATGATAAAAGTGCTTGACAGCAGGCAGCCTGCTTTGCTATAAAAAAGGTATCGTGAAAGAGTGTGTTCAAAAGAACGCGCTCTTTTTTATATTTATTTGGATTACCCGATCAAGTCGGGCAATGACAGGAAGAGATTATCCGATCAAGTCGGGTAATGACAGCAACTTAGTCGGATAATGACAGAGAAAGAAAAGGTGGGCCGCTTTGTGTGAACAAGGCGGTTTTTTTGTTGGAGAATTAAGATGCCGTATGACAGCGAGGGGATTTATACCCGTTATCATAATTGGGAAGAAGACCGGGAAAATGACATTGACATTGTGACGGACCATGCCGATGAGGAAGATGACGGTTTTGCTTCGGCTTTGTCGCTTGCTTTTTTGCGGGACGGCCGCGTGCCGATGGAAGGGCCGATTGATATGGCCAATTATAAGGTTAAAAATCTGGCTGACGGCAGTGATGACGGCGATGCCGTTAACCGTAAGCAGTTGGTGGCTGCGTCGGAGCAGATTGATAAAGACGTCCAGGACGTTGAGGATAAGTTTAAGCCGGTGGACAGTCTGCCGGAAGAAACTGAAGCGGAAGCGTTTTATTTTGTGTTTGAATAGGTGAGATATGGCGTTTGATGAGAAAGGGAAATTTCACCGCCTGCATAACTGGACGGAAGACCGTTTGAGCGGGGTAAACAAAAAGATTCAGGCGGCGCGGATGGATGAGGAAGACGACGGTTTTGCTTCCGGTTTGTCGCAGATTTTTTTGCGGGACGGTCGGGCCAAAATGGAGAAAGAGCTTGATTTGGCCGGTCACAAGGTGACTAATTTGTCGGTTGGCGCTTTAGACAATGACGCCGTGAATAATAAGCAATTAAGCGATGTGCTTAAAAAAGCTCAGGAAAGGCTGAAAAAGATAGCCGAATCGTTTGTGGAGGTTGAGACGCTGCCAGCCAAACCGGATGACAGCGTTTTTTATTTTACGGCAGATAAGCGGTTATATAAAGGAAAACGCCGGATTATTGAGGCTTATTACAGCAACACGGCTTTGACACCGGTTGAGGTGCTGCATATTTATAAAGGCAGCAAGATGGTTTATAAAGCGGAGGCCTATGATCCGGGAACCGTGCTGATTAAACAGGCCGGTGAATATAATTACAACATTAAACTGCCAAAAGGCGTTTATAAGATTGCGGTTAGCGGTGCCGGAGGAACCGGTACGACATGGATTGCCGGCAGTTATGGCATGGGGTCATCCGGTGGTTCAGGGGCTTTTGTGGAGATTGAATTTGTTAATCCCAAGGCTCAGCAGCTGACAATTTATGCGCCGCCGCAGCAAACAAACCGCGGCTCCAAAACCGGCGGAGATGCCGTGATGACGTTGGGCGGTGTGGAAATTGTACGGGCCAAGGGTGGAAAAGCCGGGACGGCCGGCTCAGGCGGCAGCGGCGGAACCTTCAGCGTGAACAGTTCTTCAGGGCTGATTGAAATTCTGAGAACCGACGGCCGGAACGGTAATTCAGGCGGTACGGGTTTTTCCGGCAGTGCCGGAGAGGGAGCTTCCGTGTCGCTTTATGACAGCTGGGGAACCGGGCGGGAAGTGAACAGTAATCCGGGCGGCCTGCGGGTTGAATATTTGCGTTACCGGTAGCACCGGAGGAAATAAGGAGGAATAAATGGCAGGGATTATGACACCGGCAGGAATTACCATCCGCCGGGGAGACAGTTTTGACATTCTGATGAATTTCAAGTCGGGCAACAAGAATTTTGATTTGACGGAATGCCAAATTAAAATGACGGTGCGTGACAGCGATAATAAGGAGATTTTCAGCAAAGACGGCGAGATTATTTCGGCCGCCAATGGCACGGCCAGAATTAAATTAACCCGGACGGAGACGGATTATCCTCCGGCGAATTATAAAACTGACATTCAGCTGACGCTGAAAAACGGTGATGTTCATACGATTTATCCGCAAAATGTGAATGCGGTGGCTTATTTTAAACTGACGCCGGAAGTGACGGAGTGATTAAAGCAATGGCACATGTTAATGATGAAAGTACCCTGGTTGTTTTTGACGGTTATGAACGGCAGGAGCTGGAAGTTTTGTTCCAGGATGAAGTGGTGCTGGATATTGAAGTGCCGCTTTTTTATATCAAGAGCGGCGAGGAAGAAATACAGCACTATGTCGATACGGTGGTCAAGCCTGATTTGGATAATCATACCACATCTAAAAAAGCTGAGCTTGACACTTATACCGGCTTGAAAAAGGAAGAAATCAGCGATTTTTCTTTAGAACGGCAGGGAATTATTGAGGAGAATCTGGATAATTATGCCGATAATACGCTGAAACCGCAATTAAACGAATTTGTTACGGCGGCAGAAACGGCGGCGGGGAATGCTCAAGCCAGTGCTGTCGCTTCATCCGGCAGTGCTGCCGCGGCTTTGGCCAGTGAGACGGCGGCGGCCTCTTCGGCAGCAACGGCAGCGGCAACGGTGAATGGGTTTGATGCGCATGCTGCTGAAAAACAGGCAGATTTTGATGATAACGCCGCGGCAAAGACAAATAGCTTTAACAGTAATTATGAGGCCAAAACGGCTTCGTTTAATGCCAATGCCGCCGATAAAACGACGGCTTTTAACAACAATGCGGCGAGTAAACAGGCTTTGGTGGATGCCAGCGCAAGCGCGGCTGCCGTTTCGGCACAGGAGGCGGCAAATTCCGCCGTGGCGGCGCGGCCGTTGAGTGCCAAAAATATTACCAACTGTATAACGGCGATTCCGCAGGATATTAAGCTTGAGCTTGTTGACGGGGTGATGACACTGAAAGCCGGCAGCAAAGTTTACAAGGCTAACGGCGAAAGTATCACGATCAGTGGGGATTTGGTTGCAGCACAGGGCGGAACGAATACCGGTGCTTTTGCTTTTTATCGATCTGACAATAACACGGTTTATACGGTCATTGCTTCACAGACGTTTTCAGGGACAACGGCGCCGGCAAGCCCCGTCAATTTGACAACATGGCTAGATACGGGAACCAAAGATGTGAAGTTATATAACGGGACGCAATGGGTTGGCGGGGTTAGTCTGCCTTTGTGCATATTTGATAATCAGGATGGAAAAGTTACCGCCGTCACTCAAGTCTTTAATGGGATGGGATATATCGGAAATTCAGTCTATGCTCTGCCAGGGGTGAAAGGCCTGATTCCGAATGGATTTAATGCAGACGGGAGTTTAAACAATGCAGAGTTTGAAGTTGCCAATGTATTAATAACCACTAATACCGGAAGCACCGACAAACGGAATATTGTTTTTAATAATGGATGGATGGGACATCCTCGCCAATCATACTATAATATAGAAGATAATCGTAATTATAGAACGAATGATGATGAAACCGATATAATCATTACAACGACTATAATTGCGGCGGCGGTTGAATATGTAAAAGGCAGGGTTACCAGTCTGACACCTAAAACGGTGTTTCATGCAGTTGATTACAATGATTATGCCGCGGATATTCAAAAGTGCAAATTAATTGCTTATGACCGTGGATATAATCCGGGCAGCGTGTCGGGTAATTTTACCGCCGTGTTGCAGGATTGGCATGAGCGGTTTTCAATTCCCGTTGCCGACAATGTGACGATTAATATTGACACCTCGCGGCTGACGTTTCCCGAGGAATGGTACACCATGGTGTTTGAGATTTATTTTCTCAATGGAGCCAAGACGGTTAACCTGTCTTATGCCGGCGGCATTCGCTGGGTTAACGGTTTAACTCCGGATTTTACCAACGGCAGGAGTCATTTGGTGGCGTTAACCAAGCACCGAAGTTGGAGCGATGTTGCAATGAGCGATGCCGGCAGTTTTGGAGGTTAACATGGGGATTCCTTTTAATTTTGACCCGCTGGGCAGTGGTAATTCCGATCCATACAAGCGCGGGCAGGTGCTTGGTGAAATTGCCAACCCGCAGGATGCTGCCAGTCAGTGGTTTTATGTAGATGTCCCCAAGCCAGGGGTTTATAAGCTCTGGTTGGTGGGCGGCGGCAATACGACAAACTGGTGTTATATCGGCTGTAACTATCCCGGCTCTGCTGCCGGATTTATCGGCAAGATGTATTATTTTAGCACCAGATGTCATCTGCGTGTCGGTGTCGGACTGCAAGACCAGCCGAGCCGTTTGCAGGTGGCAAGCTGGGAGGATCCGAATACCTGGTATAACTTAGTTTTGTGTGAGGCCGGGACGGATGCTTCAGGCGGTGCCGGCCGCGGCGGTTACATTACCGTCAATCGAGACTCGACGTTTAACAATTATTTTGACATCGAGCTTGAAACAAACGGAAATAACGGCAGCAACAGCGGTTGGCCGGCTTCGGTTTACGGCGGTTACGGAACTAAAGATATAAACGGATATGGTAAACTGCAATATGTGAGGATGAAACAATAATGACATATTATGCAAAACTGGCTGACGGACGGTTGAAATATGCGCCGGTTAATCTGGAGACGGAGACCGGCGTTATATTTAATTACGGTTTGGAAGTTAATGCTCATCAGCTGCTGGCAGACGGCTACAAGCCGGTAGAACTGCTGGCGGACAGAAGCGGCTACAGTGACTGTGACGGAACTTTTTCTTTTGAGTTTGAGGAACGGGAAGACAAAATTGTTGAAGTGGCCGTTTTTCATCGCTATTCCGACGAGGCGAAAGCGCAGCAGGTGCGAGAGCGGCGAAATTTGCTGCTTAAGCAGACGGATATATTGGTTGCCGTGCCGGATTATCCGCTTAGAGAGGGCGATAAAGAAAAACTGATCGCTTACCGGCAATATTTGCGGGATTTGCCTTCAGAGGCAGAGTTTCCTTGGGTATATGTTAAAACTTTTGAGGAATGGATTTAAAAAGGGACGGAGCGCGGCAACGCTCCGCCTTACCGGAAGCACCCGGTAAAGAAAAGGCTCATTCGGGCCTTTTTCCGTTTTTTGATATATAAGCAAAAAATGGGGTTTCAATGACGGGGCTTGAAAATTTTAAAAAAAGTTTGTTGGCATGCCGCAACAAAGAATTATTGGAGAAGAAGCTTGAGGCCTTAGAATTGTCAAAGCTTGAGCTGATTATTATGAAGCGACGTTATATTGATGGTTTGTATATCAAACAAATTCCTGAATTTTCAGGCGTCAGTGAGCGGTGGGTTAAAAAAGTTCACGCCAGAGCCATTAACAAGACACTTGACGGCTTGCAGGTGGCTGATTTGCTGGAGTTGGGTATTCCCCTTAAAGTCACGTCAAGGTCATTATTTAAGGCATAGCTTCCAGCTATCCTGAAAAGGCAAGCAATTCCGCTTGCTTTTTTAGGAGGAACCAATATGAGTCTTGAAATTAACGGAGCCGGTATCGGCTCGGCTGCCTGGAAACTGCTTAATACAGGTTTGGGCGCTGCCGGTACGGCAATGAGTGCGACTGCTTTGGGTTCAAAGACCAGTGAAGAAAAAGTCCGTCAGATTATCCGCGAAGAAAATGGCTGTGGTCATCATGGCTATTGCGGCAACGGATGGGGCCGCGGGTTCAATGAAACCGTCTTTGTTCAGCCGTGTTCAGACAATACGCCGGTTAATCGCTTTGAACTGGGCCAGAATCTGGAAATTGCCAGACTTCAGGCAAAAGAATATTCAGATATGAGCGATTTGAAGCTTTTTGAAGATTATACCACCCGGATGGCCGCAGAAAAAGAACGTGTCAACGGTCGTTTGGAGACGATTTTCAAAGAGCTGGTTGACAGTCGTGAACGTCAGCAGGCCGAAATCTGCCGTCTGGATAAAGAAGCCGCCCTCAACAAGCAGGCTACAGACTTCCAGTTTATTATTGCAAACAAAGAGTTTGCAAGCATTAACAGCCGTCTGAATGCCATCACGAAAGAGGTTATACCCCTGAGTGCGTTGTGTCCGCAGCCGCTGCCGGGTTGTGTGCCGGTTGCTTTTGAGCCGCAGACAATTACGACTGAGGCCGCAGGCGCGCAGGGCGTTATTATTGCCAATAAGGCTTCTGCCAAACAGTAATAGTCCGGAGCGGGGTTTTTGCTCCGCTCCCCTTATATATGAAGGGATAAAAGATGAAAATTAGTTTGGAGAATGCGCTGAAAGCGGCAAATGATTTTCTGGCAGATGAATTTGCCAAAAATCAACCTGAAAGTTTGGCTGATGCCTGGTCCAATGTGGGGCTTCATATTGCGGCGGAATATAAGCTGGCAACGCAGGGAAGCAAGGCTTTGAAGCTGATGGATGACGGGAGCGGGTATATTGATTTGGACGTTTTGGACGGTTTAATCAAGAAATATGCCGCCAATCTGCCGGATAAAAGTTTTAATACTTTTATGGGCGAAATCAAAATAAAATCCGATACGCCGGCTCAGCTGATGGAATTTATGAAAAAATACGGGGAGAACTGATATGTCGCGCGATGAAATTGAAAAAATGCGTTCTGATATGCATACCGGCGTCAAAATGATGTTGGAAGAAATGCGGAAATTAGGCGAGAAGGGATTTCCGCTGTCCAGTATGATGGCGATGTCCGATATGCTGAAGGATATGAGCAAGGTTGAGAAAAATCTTGCCGAGGCGAATTATTATGACCGAAAAACTTGTTAAGATGTTGAGGGAGCTGAAAAGCTCCCTTTTTTGTTGGAGAAAAAAAATAATGGACTGGGGATTGGTTTCCGGCCTAGCGGCTTTGTGCGGGGTTGTGGTTAATTTTTTGAGGTTTGGAAAATGGCAGGGAATAATTGAAACGAAGGTGACCAGGCTTGAATGGGATTCATCCAATGCTTTGGCCAAATTTGATGCGATTGAGCAGGCTTTGAAGGAGAACAACGAAATACTGACCGAGCTTAAAGTTAAGCTGGAAGTGATGCTGGAGAGAAAGGCGAGAAAAAGAAATGATTGATATGAATGAAGCGGTGCAAAGGCTGTGTCTGCATGAGGGCATCAGATTGCAGCCATATAAATGTCCGGTCGGATATTGGACAATTGGTGTCGGGCGGAATTTGGAGACTAATCCGCCGACGGCCGAAGAAAAACGGGTTATCGGAGATTGGCGGAACGGTATCACCAAGAATGCGGCTTTTTATCTGCTCCGCAATGATATTAAGCGTATTTCCGATGAATGTGCGCGACAGATTCCGTTTTGGAAAAATCTGGATGATGAGCGCCAATATGCTTTGGTTGACATGGCTTTTAATCTTGGAATGGCCGGGCTTTTGAAATTTCAGAAAATGCTGAGTTATATCGGCGTGGGCAATTATATCCAAGCGGCAACCGAATGTTTGGCGTCTAAATATGCCAAAGATGTTGGAGAGAGGGCGGTTCGTGTGGCTAAAATTATTGAAAAGGGAGTGTGGAAGGTATGATTTATTTAATAATTGCATTATCCGCGTTTTTATGGCGAATCCGCGGCGGACTTTGGAAAGAATATATCCCGGCGAACAAAATCTGGTATGCGCTGTTTTTTGGTATTTGTGGTTATTTCCATTTTGGAAACAGCCTCGAAAAAGCCATTATAGGGTTCATTTGTTGTTATGTCAGCTATCAGCTGTATGGCTGGGGATTGTATATTGGCCGGTTGCTGGAGGGCGGCAAGCTTAACCCGAATTTAGTACAATATCGTGAATGTGAACTGATCGACGATTTGCTCTATTCCTGCCGCGTCAGTTTTAAGGGAAAAACTGTCTGGTTGTATGAATACCCGAAACTGTTCGGATTTTGTGGAGTAACGCTGACCGGCCTCATCATTACGTTTCTGTGGGGGCTATACTTCGGGAATCTGTCGCTAATGCTTTCCGGCCTTGCTATGGGTGTCTGCTATTGGTTAGGCGGTTTGCTTGAAAAGCTTAAAGCACTGGGAAAATCAGGCTGGGATTGGGGCGAGTGGTTGTTTGGGGCTTATCTTGGCGGAGCGTTGGCTGTATGTCTAAATTAAAAAAATACAAATTTCATTTAATTGCAGTTGCGGCGGTGGTTTTGGCCGCCGTTTCTATTTTAAAGCCGGAGTATGCGGAAAATGTGGCCCGGGCTTTTATGTTACTGATTGCGGGGATGTA